CAAAGTTTTCAGTCAGTTTTTCTTGAATGGCTCCGAAATCTTTTGATTTAATAAGTCCCTGATCGAGTCCGAGTCCAAGTTTGCCGAGGGCGTTGGTGTTGCCGTCATAACCTTTTGCTAATGCTGCCGTGACAGTTTCGAGGCTTTTGCCTGATCCTTTTGAGATGTCAACAGCAAGCGCAAGGAGTTCCTGTGCCTTTGTGACGTCCCCTGTGCTTCGCGATAACCGAGCCATAGCCGGACGAAGTTCATCGTCAGCGGTATTGGTTGAAAGCATAAGAGAGTCAATGAATTCTCCGTTGGCTTTGATTGCTTCGTCTGTTGCGGTTGTTGATTTGCCAAGTGCAATGGCAAGAAGGTTGGCTGCTGCCTGGTCTTCAATGGCTGCCTTTGCACAGTCAAGAAGTCCAGCTGCTAATGCTGCGATAGCAATGCCTGCGGGGACGGCTGCTTTCTTGATTGCGAATTGTGCCTTTTCGCCGTTGGTTTCAAGGTTCTTGAATTCCTTGACTGCCTTGTCGATTCCTGCGCCGTTGAACTCTGTGATAATTGGGATTGCGATTGTCATTTGAGTTCTCTTTCGACGCGGGCTTTGACTTCATTGGTTGCGCGTAGAAGTTCGCGTTCAATCTCTCCGCGTTTGCGGAACACGGCGGGTCCGAGGACGCGCGTATGGTTCGGGCGCAGTTGCCCAAGAGAATCGCCCAGGCGGTTTTGGTTGGCTCGTCCCGCTGCTTCAAAGACTGCAGCTGCGACATTGGTCTGGGTGATGTAGATCAGGGAAGTTGCCTCTCGAGAAGCGTCAACCTTTAACTTGACTCCAGCAATTGCCTTTGATACGGAGAACGGGAATATCTTTTTGTTGGCTTGTTCCCATTTGCGAGCCATACCAGACAGGGGGACTTTTGTGTAGCCCTTCTGGACTTCTTGAATGGCGGGTGCAGCGATTTTTGTTGCGTCGGCGGTGAACTGTTTGCGCAGTCCAGGCTCAATTTTGTTGAGAGAACGGATTGCGTCACGGACGCCGACGACTTCAAGTGATGTGCTAGTTGTCATCGTCTGCTCCTTTGTGCTTTCTGTTGTTCGTTCAACACGTCGACAACCGTGAAGAGGTCGTCTGTGTCGAATGGGATGTCCGGTGTCCAGTATCCAGTCGCGACAAGTACCTCTGCTAATGAGCGTCGGTAGCTGCCGCTTCTGTAAAACTTGGCGATTCCTCCGACAAGACGTCGATTGCTTTTGTGTTCTTGATGAATTGGTCAAAGGCAAGGGGAACCATGACGCCCGCCACCTTTGCACTTTCATACGCAAAGAACGCAAGGTCTTCTGCCCCGATGCCGTTGGCAAGGCTTGATGCTTGCCGTTTGAATTTGCGTTCCCATGCCACGACAACGAATAGATTCGTTTCGCATTCATAGGGGTCGCCTTCAATCGGTGTTACTTGTAGTCGGATTTTCATTTGTTTCCCTCTTTTGTTTTCTAGACGATGTCTCGTGCCCAAGTACCGTTTGAGAACGAAATACTGGCTACCGCAAGGGTGCCAATCGACGACATGATGACAGGTGCTGCATCAAGTGTTGCCGTCGTAATCGTGTATTCCGGATTGCTCGGGCCTTCTGTGGTTCCTGATGGAGACACAACGATTGTGCATGAACCCGCAGCGATGATTGCTGCCAAAAGTGTTTCGACTTCACCGACGCCGTATGAGAGATACAGGTCAAGGTTGACTGCAACGCTTTGCAATCCCTTTGTCGCCTGTCGGCCAGTATCTGCCAGCGAAGTTGACTCGAGAAGCTCGTAGCCAACCATGACTTCACATTTCGAAAGTTGATCGGATACGTCGTAAACGGTTCCACCTGTGGGGGTGATATTGCAGGTTGCACCTGACAGGAATGTACTTGTTGCCATTGTGGCTCCTTAGTTTCTACGCACGGCGATTGCCACCGTGAGATCGTATGTGGGTATGTCTTGCCCGCCGTAGTTTGCATTGCCTGGACGGGCGTCGGTTACTGCGATGGGCGAGTTCATGATTGTGTCAACTGTTGACATGAGGTAGTCGCCGGAGTCCTGATTGCCTGGAGGGGCTGCCAAGACTCTGACGGGAATGCGAAAATCTCCCACGTTGTAAGTGAACGAAGTCATGACGGGGAGTTCAATCATGACGGACATTGGTCGCGCGTTGCGCGGGTCTGTGACGGGTTTGAGGCCGAGAGCGGTGAGTTGTGTTTTGATGGCGTTGACTGCATCGACGAGGATTCCTGTTGCAGCCATTATGCGACCTGTGGTCTTCCGCAACCGATGAGAGCCATGATGCGTCCCATAGTTGACGGGATGGGGATTGAAGACATGGCGTCGAATGAGGCGAAGGAGTCGGCACTTCCGCGCTCGCGATACAGGGTTGAGGCATAAAGAATCCCGCCCAATTTGACGGCAGCGTCGGGCACCGTTGACTGCGAATCGGTGTAACCCGCTTCGCGACGCTTGCGATAGATGTACGAGTTTGCGGCTGCTACGCAAGTTGTAATGAAGGCGGTGTCATTGGCAGTTGCGACGTCGATGCCCAAGAACTCGAGAACCATTGCGTTTGTGATCCAACTGATGCTCGGAGTGAAGGTGACTGTTCCGGTGGCAGTGTCTCGAGGGAAGTCCGTCCCTGCGTTGACATAAAGGAACTGATAAAGACGAATTACATCGGAGTCAAATTCAAGGTCGCCCTCGTCAGATACCCCGATGAACTCGAAGTCTTGTGTTGAGACAATGGTATGTGTTCCAGAGAATCCATGTGATGCGCCTGCAACAACAACGGAATCTCCGACTTGGATGCCAGTCTCAACGAAGGTCTGAAAGACGGCGTACCCATCGAGGCGCGTATGAAACGCGAGATCGTAAGTAGCCATTATTCAGTCCCTTTAAGAGTTCGCCTGAATTAGACGAACGCAGCCTTGATGGTGAGCGTTGGGTCAATGACCTTCGATGCCCAGTACCCTCTGAACGCAATTTGGCGAGAGAGCTGAGAGGGCATCTCCACTGATATGGCCCCTTTCGCCAATTCATACGATTCAAGCGCACGAGGGTCAAGGATGGTCATGCCAGCAGAAGTCAAGTTGCGGTCAACTACGACGCGAAGACCAAAGGCGAATGCGCCCTGTGTCGATGCAACGTTAAGTGAACCGTAAGCGTTCATTGGGCCAACCTGTGGGAACAACGGACGATCTGCGGTGTCGCTGAGTGAACCCATCAACTTCCAGACGTTGGGTGATACTGCAAGGATTGACGGAAGGTTTCCGTTTGAACCCGAAAGGATGTCTGCAGCTGCGGTGTACATCCACTCGACCCAATATGCAGGGTCTGCGATTGATGCGTTTGCAAAGTTGTTGCTGTTGGTTGTGCCAGTCTGCAACTCTGAACAAGCGAGCAGGTCTGTCCGATCTGCATATACGCGTCCCATGTCGTCCAACAATGCGCCGAGAACTTCTGGCTGTGACCAGTCCATTGAAGCCTCTGAGATTTCAACGTATCCACCTTGAATTGTCTTGGTGATTTGTACGTCTTCGATTTCAAAAGTTGAAGCAGTGATTGTCGTGTTCTGTGTTGCAGTGCCGATTGAACTGTTTGTTTTTACTACAGGGCGAATGAAGACTGCGCCTCCCTGGGGCATCGGACGAAGAATTGTGGCATCCACGAGAGGGCGCGAGCCCACAAACGAGTTGAACACATTTTGAACGATGGGGGTCGGGATGACGCCTGGAATATCAACTGTGGTGATGTCTGGAGCGGCTGCGCGAATGTTGTCGTTTAACTGTGCGAAGTCGTGACCACCGCGAACGAATGACGCAATGTATTCAGACGCTGAAGGAAGTTTGAATTCGCGTCGTGCTGAAGCGAAAATTGGTGATGTTGGGATGGCGTCGGGCGCGGAGGCTTCGACTTGGTTTTCTTGTGACATTGTTTCCTCCTGGAGACTTGTGTCGGGTTGGGGTTCGGTTGACTCTTCTTCGACCTCTGGGTCGGGTTCTGAGGCAGCGATGGAATCGATGGTCGCGTCGGCAAATGCCGGAACTGCGACAACCGAGAGTTCTGACAATATGGCTGACGAGACAATCATGACTCCGCTTTTGTCGTACTTGAATTTCTTCGGGATTGCGCCGACTGAAACTGAGTCGTATGCAGACATTTGAATCAACTCGACCACGTCATCTGCAGCCTTGCTGCGGGCAAATGTGGCACTGAAGCCGAGACCGTTGTCTAGATCAACGAGTTCGCTGACGATTCCGATTGGACGTCCGTCGTGGTTTTCAAGAAGTCGCGCGGACTTGGCATTCAAGTCAAAGGCTCCGCGCTTGAACATGACCTTCTCGCCACCTGAAACGGTTGCGACTGTGTCCCATGGGACTGCAATGCCGGTGATGGTGCGCGGTGCATCTTCTCCAGCTGCTGCGTCAAGAGTGACGGGGACGGCGGTGAACTTAATCATGAAGGAATCTCCTCGAGGTCTGGAACTTGTGGTTCGACTAAAACATCTGACATTTCGCCAACGGCTAGAAGGTCGTCTGTGTCAAATTTGACGTATCGTCCGCGACTGACTACGTCGTTCATGCTGAGACGAGAAGTAATGGCGGTAGCTAGCATGTGCGCCCCGAAGAGCCATAGATCTTGACGAGCCTGAGACGCATTTTGATAAGTCATTGATGCGCCAGGCGTTGGTGCCGAAACGAGGTATGCGGGTACGGAGCAAATTCTGCTGAGATCGAGTGCTTGGTATTCGCGTTGCGCTGCGTTGACTTCTAAAGGGTCGCGGTCAAATTCAACAAAGTTGACGTAGTTGTTTAACGCGCCGATGACGTTTCCTTCACGGCGAGCCTGCGCCCATTGCGCTGCAAGGTCTCCAAGTTCTTCGCCGGACATTGTTTCGCCAGCTGAGGTCTGCTGAAGATAGCCAGGGACTGTCTCAATGGTTGCTGCGCGGTCTGCGTACTGATCGAGGTGAGTTGCAATACTGACGGCGCGTCGACCTGAAAACATCAGACCAGTTGTCGGTGCAAGGAAGGTGATGATTTCGTTCGGGTCTAACTGGATGCCGTTGAACTCGATTTCTTTTGGCATGCCGAAGAATTGTGGGCCGACTTGATCGGGCGTTTGAATGTTGGCTGACGGTAGCCATTCGAAACTCATTGGGCGTCCGTCGGTTGCGTTGCGAGAAGTGACCGCCCAGAATGCGCGTCCCGTCATCCATAGGTCGGTCACGGTGTTAGCAAGAATGAACTGGCGCGGAACTTTCGGATCAGGGTTTTCCATCCACGACTCGTTCGGCACATAGATTTCTTCGTACTCTTCGCCGTTCCATTGCTTGATGTATTGGCGAAACTCGAGACCTGAGATGGTCGAGGCGAGAAGGTCTCTCGCCCGCGACACAGTCGGGAGACTAAGGGCGATCTGCTCGAATGTTCCGCTTGACCATGCATACATCGGAGGGATGCCAGACATGCCGACTCCGGCAGCTGCTTTAACGGGCGAAGATGCAAATTCTGCGGTTGTTATTTTTCGGGAGAAGAACGCCACGACTGGAGTCTCCCACAAACTAGTTGCAAATGCAACTACCTTCCGAACGCCATTGCTGCGCGTCCAGTATTTGACGGGCGGGAAACTAGAGCTGCTGCAACGACTAGAAGTCGCGCTGCCTCGATGGGGCCAGGGGAGCGTTGGCTACTAATCACGACTTGACCGTTGGCGCGGGCAAGGACGGCGCGGTTCACATGGGTCGCAAGCAGTTCTTCGCCTCGGTGGTAAATGCGCTTCTCAAGGATGAGCGAGCGAGTGAGACCCGTAAATTTGAGAACCTCGGCGTAGCCGAAAATTTGACGTCGCCGTTCCAACTTCTCTGGAGTATGAAGGTCGAGTGCCGGAGTAATTGCCAGACGCAACTTCGGGTCTGCCTCCATTGCCTCGTTAATCTTTATCCACATTTCTTTGAGGGACTCTGTGGAGAACTGGACAGTCGCAATAATGTTGCCTTCTTCGGTAAGTCCGCACCTGATGCCCACATACTTCTCGCCTCCTGTGGCTGAGTCAACTGCAAGAACGCCCCCTGTCGGGCAGTCTGATTCCGTAAACAACTTGTCCCAAACGCCAGGTGCAATCCATCCGTCCGCACTTGAAACCCATAAATTTAGATGAGCCCTTAGCCATGCAGCACGATCAGGAGTTTCCGCAGCTGCTTGAAGAGCCTCAAGGGTGATGGTCTGACCGAGGGCGGGGTTGGCGTAGCCCCAATTTATTTCGTCATTTGGATCAGCCCCGCTCGGGAGGCTCCATTCTGCTAAGTACAGACGGGTCTGCTTCTGCTGATCTATTGCGCCAATGGCTGCCTCACGAAGACGTTGCATTGTCTTTGAAGACTCATCACCTGAAGTTGACCAAGAGGAAAGAAGCGGAGACCTGACCGCAATCTGACTTGGTTTGCAGGAATCAAAGTAGACCTCCTCTGAGACGTTCCAGATTTCGTCCAAACAAATAAGTGAGTATGTCCCGCCGTGAAGATTGGGCGTCGCAGCGCGGACTTCCCATGTTGATCCGTTTGGCATCTCAACTTTGTTGCGTCCGTACGACCAGGTGACATGACCTTCAAATTGTGCCTCAAGTACTGGAGCAAGTTCACGAAAGATTGCAACCGCTCGATCAAGTTTGTTGGCAAGGGAAAGAACGTGGACAGGCTCGCCCCTGATGACAGACCATTCCGTCAAGGCCCAACCAATAAGAGCAGTCAGAGCAATGGACTTTCCGTTCTGACGCGCAGTCGAGACAAGAGATTCACGAAAGACAAGGTCGCCATTCTCATCATGCGTAAGTTGACCGGACAACGCAATCTTCTGCCAGTCAAATAGTTTGCGACCGAGGACTCTTTCCGACCAGGCTGCAACATCGTCGCCGTAAGAACCACTTCCCTGTTTCACCGATTCCAACCTGGGCTGAACCATCCCAATCCCGAGCGTTAATTCCCCAGATGCGAGACATCGAACTGATTCGGTTTGAATCCCTTCAGATAAGAGAAAGGA